AGCTTCACTAAATTCAGTGTCATGATTGTGTGTAACATCATCTTTATATGAAATGCCGCCGCCAGGATCATCTGCTTTTTCACCCCATTTATGTTCTTGCCATTTATAAGCTTCCAATCTAGCCACAATTTGATCAGCGTCATTATGCGCCATAACGCCGCGGAATACCCCAATATAATCGTAAATGTCTCTCATTATACTACACTCCTATATTTTAAAATCCTTAAATCTTTCATTAACCTGAGATTTATCAAAAACAGGAGCATCATCAATCAAGTTTCCTTGAGGATTATCAATGTCATATAGTTTCATTCTAGATTTATCTATACCTACTGCAAACCGTTTTTTAAAATTAGGATCATTATAGCGGTTCTTTAACTGCTTTACCATTATTTGACCAAGGGCTTCAAGCTCTTCACTTGAGACTAAGGCGAACATGAGATCGGCGGTAGCGGGTAGTCCAAAAGACTCGGACGTATCTTCAAGCCCAGGATCCGAGCTAGAATAACCACTACGAGTCGTCTGCGTTGCAGAGAAGATCGGTACGTCAAATTCCACGGCCAGTCCACGTAGTTCCTCAGCAATTGCTTTAATGTAAGTGTATGAATTGATAGATCCTCCCATTCCTTTCATTCTACTCGATGCACAGATATTAAGATAATCAATAAAGATCATATCAGGCACAAAGTTTTTCTTTAACTTCAGTTCATTTAATAGAGCACGGAAATGTCCTGTATGTGCTGAACCAGTAGGGTATTCTTTAATAATAAGTTTACCGTTAGTTTTTGCTGCAAGGGTGCCAACTTTCTTAACCAGTGAGTCTTGTGTGATGTGCTGCAACTGGTCTAATGGAATATTTAGCAAATTGGCATCAATGCGTTCAGCAATGCGCTCTTCTGCCATTTCCATTGTGATGTACAATACGTTCTTACCTTGCACCAACACGTTACCAGCACAGTGGCACATAAACAATGATTTACCCACACCTGTACCTGCAAGAGCAATGTTCAGTGTTTTGTTAGGCAATCCACCTTTAGTAATATCGTTAAAGTACTCAATATCAAACGGAATACGTTCTTCATCCTCATGATAGAACTGGAAGCGTTCATTGACGTTCTCGATATAGTCGTGGCCGATATTGGTGTCAAACGATACTGCTAGTGCCTTTGATAATAGATCAGGTAAAGCATTCTTTGTAAGGTTCTTATGCTTACCGTCAATAATAGAAATAGATTCCATAATAGCATTATGGATGGCACGGTCTTGACACCACTTTTCTGTAGTATCTTCTAGCCATTGTTCATCTGCAGTTTCTTTTACAAAGATGTTAGGCAGTATTTCCATCGCTGCCAGATACTGATCGTCATTGAACTTATCACTGTTATCTATTTCAATCTTGAATGCATCTAGATTTGGCAGTTTGTTGTACTTAGCAACGAACTTACCTGCCTCTTTGAATAATTGATTGTATACGCCTTGAAAGTATTCTGGTTTAATAAATGGTAAAACCTTACGCATGTAAGATTCATTAGTTAATACGTTACGAAGAATGACTTGTTCGACGTTGCTCATAATTTATAATTTTCCTTCATTTCTCATAGCAGCACGAATCTTTGTGGCTGAAATGTCATGGATTTCTTCACCAAGATCATGCTGTGTAAATGTGTAACCAACACCGCGGCCATAAGAAATGTCTACGATGTTTGGTACTCTCATTATAATATATTCTTCATTTAAAGTAAACCCTTCATTTGTCAATTCTTTAACAATATTATCCATTACTGTTACATTATCAAAAGGATTATCGTCTTGAGTTGCAGTACGACCAGCGCCAACGTCTTCGCCGACGATACCACCAACGGCTCTGACCATAATAGCAACCTGACCAGTTTCAGCTAAAGCCTTTTTAAAGAGTGCGGTGTGGCCTGGATGCCATGGCTGCCAACGTCCCAGCATTTGAGTGGTGGGTTTCTTATAATCAAACATTGTATGTTGCCTTTAATATATTTGCAAAGTTTAGAATCTCATCATCTGACATGAATCCTTTGATTTGATGGTCTACATCAATCGGTGGTTCAAAGATCTTGTTAGTATTATCAAACCGACCTTCTTCTATAGTATCCATCCAAATTGTAATGTCAGCATCAAACTCTTTACGAGTTTTACCAGTAGGACAAACAAAATCGCAAATAACAGTACGAGCCCGTGCACCTTCAAATGAAGCTATAGTATTCATACGTTCAGCCTGACGCCTGCGACCTATATCAGTAAAGTCCCAATCATTTGCCATTTCTCTTACTTTATCTGCATTATACCATGCACAGTTTAGATGAATTTGTAATCGTTTTGCAAGATGCGTTTTACCAGCTCCGGGCAATCCCATAATTAGTATTTTCATTTATTTTCTGTCTTTTCTAAATTACCCATTAATACGCTTTCAAGTATTTTACCTGCGTAGCGTTGGAAATCATTATCATTTGTTGATAAATCATCATCAGGACTATAGTGTAAAGTAAAGTCAAAATTCATTTCCATAGATTTTTCATTTATTTTAATAGATCCAAAGCTAATCACAGATTCTATATATTGACCTTCTTTAATTCTAATGTGCCAGTGCTCATTATCTCCTGCAATTAATTCATAATCCTCATTCTCCACTAACATATTCGGAATCTTTACCATAATCACTCCATTTTAAATCTTAAACTAATACCTAACTTTTTCCAATGACCTCCACCAGTCGCGTGTACTTTTCTATTGTCAAAAATAATAATATTTCCAGGATCAAATGGATAAGCTTTACCCGATAGGTTTTTTAGTGTATATTTAGGAAAATGTTTTAAATGTTTTTCATATAATTCTTTATCTATATCTTTATCAGTCTTATTTAGAATTGGATACTCACCAGGCCATCCTTTTACTGCTAAATGCGTAGGACCTAAATCAATTGGATCCGAATGATCCATCATCCAAGAACAGCTATTATTAGGCCAGATCTGATCAAATACTATGAAATATGGTTTATCACCTTCATAACTTATAGGAATAACAACGTTGATGCTATTATCATAAAAATGATTATAATCAGTGTGAGGCCAATAGGGCATTGAATGCTCATAATAATTACCTGACTTATGTTTTAAGTTTAAACCAGTTATACGTTTTACTAATTCAGTTATTTCAGGTATTATACCAATTTTATTTGTTTGTACATGATGACCAGGATGTTCAATCTTATGCTGAGAATTAAAATCTTTTGCAGCAACTGCTATAAGATCTTGTGGTATAGCGTTGGTTCCAAATATAGTTTTAAATATCTTCGACAACGATATCATCCATTGATACTTGATCTTTATAACCAATACTATATTGTTTTTTGACAAACTCCTTAAAGTCTGTTTCAGCAAAGATAGGATCCCAGAATTCTTTTTCTAATGTTTGATCGTATCTAACTTTTCCACCAACTTCTCCAGTTTCTCTATCGACTCGTGCATACCAACCGTTCGATGGTTTAGTGACATAATTGCCTGCGAGAGCAACATCAAGCAAGCCGCTGTAGCTACGAACGCCACCATCCCAGCTGACAGTAATAGGAATCTTCGATTTTTCTTTAACATAGCGTGATTTCTCCACATTAATGACAAAGTGATAACCCTGAATTTCAGTACCTTTTTTATCCTGTTGACGGCCAAGAATCCAAATGTTATCAGCTGAATAGTAAATGCCTGTACCACCACCAACAACTGCTTTAGGGAACAAACCAATCTCCATATAGGTATGGTTAACGGCTAGCATAGGAATATTCTTCATAGCAAGATACGGTGTTGCCATACGGAACAGGCCTTTAAGAGCCTTAGCCCTTGACATATCTGCTACAGACTTTTCATTAAGTGCATCTTCCATTTCTTTCTTAGATGCAAGGTTACCAATAGAATCAATTACGATAATGACTTTATCTTCACGATCAAGCCCTTCAAGCTGACCCATCATATCAAACTTAAGCTCTTCTACATTTGTAATAGGTGTATGAAGAACACGTGATGTATCAACGCCAAACTGCTCAAAGTAAGATTGGGGTGAACCAAACTCAGAGTCATAAAACAGCATAACAGCATCTTTATGCTGATCCATATATGCTGCAGCCATAAGTAATGCAAAAGATGTTTTAAAATGTTTT